GAAATATTATCATTTTCTCGTTTTATTAACTTGTCAACAACATCTTTTGTAATTGTGAATGGGAATTCTACTTTCAAAGACATATCTTGCTCAAATAAGTTTGAACCAGGTTTCATCAGTCTATACAAGTTAAGTTTTGTATGTATTATTTCTAGACAACGCTTCAAATTTCTTACTCCATCTTCTTTATTACAATGATTGTCAATTATATAATGAACAGTTTGATCAGGAATAATTATTTCCGAATTATTGAAACGCACTTGCTCGCAAATTCTTGGTAATAAATAACTTCTTGATATATTTGTCTTTTCCTTTTGACTGTATCCTTTTGTCTTTATTCTATACATTCTATCCTTCAAAATTGGATTCACCTTTGATTCATCATTATAACTAAATATAAATAGACACTTGCTTAAATCAAAATTGATCTCGGCAAAATATTTGTCGTGGAATTGCGAGTTTTGCGATGTATCTGTTAAATGAGTCAATATACCGGCAATTTCCTCGCCTCTTGGCGTATCACTAATCTTATCCAATTCGTCAAAATATATTACTGGATTCATACACTTGCTATCAATTAATATTTGTACGATTTTACCCCACATCGAACCTTCATATGTGTAACCATGACCTTCTAAGAAACTACTGTCAGTTGCGCCTCCTAGAGCAATAAACGCGAATGGTCTATTCAAAATCTTACTAATTCCTTCCTTAACTAAACTGGTCTTGCCTGTGCCTGGCGGACCATGAATCGCAATCGCAGTACCAATTGATTTTGGATTTGTCAGAAGTTGACCTAACATTTGCATTATTTGCATCTTTGCGTCGTTTAGTCCATAAACTGCCGCATCTAATGTTTTCTGCGCATTTTCCATAAAATCGTGACACTTTTCGACACCATCTTCTATGCTAATTGGCAACCCTTCATTTTTTCCAAATGGAATACGCATAAAAGTATCAACCCAGTTTTTAATTTTGTAAAATTCACCACTGCCTGGTTCCATATATCGCAACGAATTAATCTTTTTCATTGCGGCAGCTTTAAATTGAACTGGTATTTGCGATTCTAAAAGTGTCATGCGATATGGTTTCTCAATTCTTGTTATTTTATTGATTTCTCGTAGTTCCTTGATTATCTTTTTTTGTTCGTCGATTTCCAGTTTTTCATAAAATGTGAAATCATTTGATGTGTTTTTATCTTTAACTATTTTTCTGAATATTCTCAAGTTTCTATCCTTATATTTTTTTTCACGTTTTTCCTGCTTTTGCTTTTGAGTTTTCAAATCTTTTTCATATACTGCAATACATTTCTTAATCGAATTATCCTTTGGATTTTTCTCCAAAAGTTGTCTTAATTGATTCAACGCTTCGTTGTCAGAATTTTTAGTTTCTTCTACAGATTTAGTTTTCTTTGATTTTTTATTAACTTTTTTGTCTTCCTCATCTTCTTCTTCTTCAGATGAAGACATTGTTGCGTCTTCGTCTTCAGTGTCATCATCAGAATCAACATAGTCTTCACCTTCTTCGTCGTACCATTCAGTTTCTTCCTCATCTTCATCTTTAGCGCCTCCAATTGTGAAAATAATGTTGAGTTTATTTGATCCTTTTACTTCTTTGTCTGCTTCTTCTTCATCTTCTTCCTCTTCAGAATCTTCGTCTTCTTCGCTTTCAGAATCTTCACTTCCAAGCGATTCTTCAGATTCAGATTCAGATTCCGATTCAACAATCTTCTTCTTTTTTTGAGATTTAGACTTCTTCTTTGGTAGTTCTTCCTCATCTGATTCAGTTTCCCATTCTTCTTCTTCTTCTTCGTCGCTTGAATCGGGAATATCAATAACCTTTTTTAATTTTTCACCTGCTTTGATTTTCTTACTCAAATGCTTAGAAGGAAATATTTTTGATAAAAACTTGCGATACTCGTGAACATCCATCTCATCATTACTTTCATAATCTCCATCATCACTATCTGAGTCATTGTTATTCTTTTTATTACGACGCTTCTCGTCATCCTTTTTAGAACGTTTAATTTGATCCTTATTCATTTTAGTTTGATTGTCTCTTGGCATTTCTTCTTTCTTATTATAGTTTATAATTTTAATTTTAAATCGAAATCAATTTTATTTTTATTGAAAAATAAATTTACGCTTTAATAAAAAAATTGATTTAAAAAAAACAATATAAAACTATTGTATAATAATATAAGAGATGTCGAAATACTCAAGTAATAATAATATGCCGAAAAGTTGTGCGAAAGTTATCGGTATCCAATTTAGTATTTTGTCACCTGATGAAATAAGAAAAGGATCTGTGGCTGAGATAACTAGTCGCGATACATATATAAATAATAAACCAGTTATTGGTGGTTTGTTTGATCCTAGAATGGGAGTTTTAGAACCAGGATTAATTTGTCCGACTGATGGTTTAGATTATATGCAAACTCCTGGTTACGCTGGTCATATTGAATTAGCGCGTCCTGTGTTCTATATCCAATATTTAAGCACTATATTAAAATGCTTACGTTGTGTTTGTTTTAAATGTAGCAAACTCTTAGTAAGCAAAGAGAAATATAAACAAGCGCTGAAATTACAAGGCGACGCTCGATGGAAATATGTGTTTTCATTAGCAAGCAAAATTAAGCGCTGTGGTGAAGATATTGAAGATGGTTGCGGTTGCCTTCAACCGAATAAAATTCGAAAAGAAGGATTAGCAACTATATTTGCCGAGTGGAAAAGTGAAGGTTCTGGTGATGACTCTGAACCCATTATTATTAAAGTCACTCCTGAAATGACTTTGAAAATATTGAAAAGAGTTTCTGACGAAGATATTTCATTTATGGGGTTCAGTCCTGTTTATTCTAGACCTGATTGGATGATTTGTCAAGTGATGTCTGTTCCGCCTCCCGCAGTTAGACCATCAGTGAAACACGACGCTCAGCAAAGATCAGAAGACGATTTAAGTCATATTTTGGTGAATATTATTAAAACCAATAAGACTTTACAGGAAAAACTTCAAAATAACGCTCCGGTAAATGTCATTGATGATTGGACTACTGTGTTACAATATTATATTGCGACGCAAGTAGATAATAAAATTCCTGGTGTTGCTTCAGTAGCGCAGCGTTCAGGAAGACCTTTGAAATCAATTAAAGACAGATTAAATGGTAAAGGTGGTCGTATGAGAGGCAATCTAATGGCAAAACGTGTTGATTTTAGCGCTCGTTCAGTTATCACTGCGGACCCTAATATTTCAATTAGAGAACTTGGTATTCCAATGAAAATTGCCAAAAATATCACCAAACCTGTCATTGTTAATAAAATTAATAAAGCGTTTTTGACAAAATTAGTGCAAAATGGTCCTGAGAACTGGCCAGGCGCTAAAATTTTGGAGAAAAGAAATGGCGAATCTATTACCTTGCGGTATTATCTTGATAGACAATCCATTGTACTCGAAGAGGGTGACATTGTTCACAGACATATGATGGACGGTGACGCCGTTCTATTTAATCGTCAACCTACTCTTCACAGAATGAGTATGATGTGTCATATCGCACGGATTATGAAGCGAGGTGATACTTTCAGAATGAATGTAGCCGATAAACTGGTGTTGGCAAAAGGGGGCGTTAAAAGCGTTCTACCCCCTAGTGTCTACTTTTTAGAAAGGTAGATGCAAAACTCCTTGTTGCGGGAAGTCCCTTAGAGCCTATCTAGTCTAATAAACTAGAGAACCACTACTAAGTCTGTGTTGGAAACATACAGATGGCCGAGATAGAACTCGGGTATAGTAATAATGTGGAGGATTGGGTAATCCGCAGTGTTACTTCCTACGTCCGTTATGGTAAGGACATGGAAGGCATTCAGAGACTGAACGGGTGTTGGTGAACAATGAAAGATTAACCGTCTGGAGTTTGCTTAAGATACAGTCCGCCCCCTTGGGAAACTTTGGGGATCATGGTTAGACCAAACCATACAATGCTGATGAAATTTTTGTGATGTAAATGGTCACAAAAAGACTACAACTGTCAACGTTAGCAACAGGGAGCGTTAAAAGCGTGTAACTCCCTAGTCTCTTTATGAGGCGAGATTTCTTGTTGCGGGAAACCCCTTAGAGTCTTTACTACCACTCTGATTCCGAAAGGTATTAAGAGGAACTCGGTTAATAGCCGAAACCAATGGTAATAATGTAAAGAATTGGGCAATCCGCAGTGTTACTTTCTAAGTCCGTTATAGTAAGGATATGGAAGGCACTCAGAGACTGAACGGAAGTCGGTAGATAATGATGGTGTAACTAACCTGAATCTGCTTAAGATACAGTCCGGCCCCTTGGGAAACCTTGGGGAACAACCGTTTGACGGGGATAGACATATGTAAATTAACATTTTGTCCCCAACAGGGAGCGTGAAAAGCGTGCAACTCCCTAGTTAATTGATTTAATAAATAATAATAAATTCTAAAATAACATAAATAAAAATATACGTATAATATAAAATGGAACTATCAAAACATTTAGAACTATCAAACAAAATTTTAGACAATCCAACCGAAAGATATTGTGAAATATATAAAATAACAAATCTTACTACTGATAAGATATATGTAGGACAAGCAGTTTCACATATATTAAATCATAAAAGATATAGACCATATGGACATGAAGGACGCTTTAGATGTCATATATCAGAAGCATTTTCAACAAAAAAAAATCAATCACATTATTTAAATAATGCCATAAGAAAATATGGTGTTGCTGATTTTGTTGTTGAATTAATAGAATGTTGTGAAATTAAAAATGCTGATGAAAGAGAAACTCATTATATTAAAGAATTTAATAGTTTATTTCCTAATGGTTATAATCTAAAAAATGGAGGTAATGTGTTTACTCATAGTGATGAAAGCAAAAAACGTGTGTCAAATGGTGTTATTAATTATTTTAAAGATAAAAAGTTTGATAGATTTAAAGATGTAAAACATATAGATGATGACATTGATAAATATATTAAACCTTTAAAAAAACACAATGAACAATATGGATGGTATGTATATATAGATAGAAATAAAGCAGATTTTGGAGGTGTTCATATTACATTAGAAGAAAGTAAAAAATGTGCAATAGAATTTATAAAAAATTTAAAAAATCAGTTAGCAACATGACCAAATTGACTGGAAGTTCCTTAGAGCCTTCACTACCACTCTGATTTCGAAAGATTTCAGAGGAACTCGTTTAATTGACGAACACAATGGTAAAAAAGTGAATGGATTGGATAATCAGCAGCCAAGTCCCTAAACTCGTTATGGTAAGAGCATGGGAAAGGTTCAGAGAGTAGATGGTTATGGGTTTCAAATGATGGTTTAACCAACCTGATGAAGCTTAAGGTGTATTCCGACCTTACTAGAAATGGTAAGGATATTCATGGAAATGAATTTACATATGCCACAGGACCCGGAGTCCGAGGCGGAGTTAAAAAATTTGGCAGCTGTGCCGTATCAGATAATAAGTCCGGCAAATAATAGTTCAATTATTGGTATTTATCAAGATTCAATGCTTGGTTGCTATCAATTCACAAGACCGGATATAAATTTTAGTCCAAGGGACGCAATGAATATATTGATGATGTTTAATGGAGTAAACGAACACGAGTTATTAAAGAACGCGGAGAGTGACAAAGGGATTACAAATTTTGACATATTAACACAAATAATGCCGCCCTTGTCAATGAAGTACAAGACAAAGGCGTTCAAGGAGGACAAAGATGACGCCAAAACGTCAAATGCTGTACTAGAAATTAGAAACGGTACATACATTAGAGGACAGATGGACAAGGGTGTATTAGGTGCCGGAACAAAAGGTCTTCTTCATAGAACGTGTAACGATTTTGGCAATATGTTGTCTGCTAAATTCATTGATGATTTACAAAATGTTGTAACAGAGTACATGAAATCGAGTGCATTTAGTGTTGGCGTGAGTGATTTGATTTCGGATCAAAAAACAAACGAAGAAATTGTCAAAGTCATTACGCAAAAGAAGAATGATGTTAAAAATTTAATAGACCAAACTCAAATTGGTATATTTGAAAACAATACAGGAAAAACAAACGAAGAAGAGTTTGAGACACAAGTGAATAATATTTTGAATCAAGCAACTTCAGAAGCAGGTAAGATAGGTTTAAAGAGTTTAAACAAGAATAATAGATTTGTAACAATGGTGAACGCTGGTTCCAAAGGTTCAGACTTGAATATTTCGTTTATGATTTCTTGTTTGGGTCAACAAAACGTAGATGGAAAGCGCATTCCTTACGGGTTTGAACACAGAACATTGCCACATTTTACAAAATACGACGACTCACCAAACGCCCGTGGTTTCGTAGAAAGTTCTTACATTAATGGTTTGACACCTCAAGAATTATTCTTCCACGCGATGGGTGGTCGTGTTGGTTTAATTGATACTGCGGTCAAGACATCGACAACTGGTTATATCCAAAGAAGATTAATTAAAGGTCTCGAGGATTTGATGGTGTCGTATGATATGACTGTTCGAACAAACAAGAATAAAATCGTACAATTCGCATATGGAGACGATAATATTGACACGGTTAAAGTGGAGAATCAACAAATTAACCTAGTTTCAATGAGCGTCCAAGATATTTACGCCCATTATTTAGTACCGGAGGAATCAGGAAAGGTAAAGACACTTAGTAATATATTCTTAAAAAATACAATGGTAAGATATAAGAAACAACACGAAGAAAATATGAAGAAAACAAATGGTTATATTGAGATGATGATTAAAATGCGTGATGAAATTATTAAGAATGTATTTAAAAATAAGGGCGATAGTGTTGTTAATTTGCCTGTAGCGTTTTCATATATTATTGGCAATATTCAAGGTCAAACTAATTTAACCGTGTCATCATTAGTTGACATTACTCCACTAGAGGCGTTCCAAATGATAGAAACTTGTTTTGATAATTTAAATAAAAATCATTACGCGCCACCAACAACTCTATTCAAGACACTATTCTTCTTCTATTTGTCTCCAAAGGAGTTGCTAATTGTGAAGCGATTTAACAAAGCCGCATTGACTTTATTGCTTGATACAATTACGATTGACTATAAGAGAGCAATTGTCGCACCGGGTGAAATGGTGGGAATGATTGCGGGTCAAAGTATTGGTGAGGTGTCAACCCAAATGACATTGAATACGTTTCATTTTGCCGGAGTTGCTTCCAAATCAAACGTCACTCGTGGTGTGCCAAGAATCGAAGAAATATTGTCGCTTTCGAGTGAAATTAAGAATCCATCATTGAGTATTTATTTGAAAAAAGATGATGAGACGCAGAAAGATAAGGCGCGTTCAATTATGTATATGTTGGAGCACACACAATTAGAAGAAATAGTGAAATCTGTTGAGGTTTGCTTTGATCCAGATGATCTGAATACGTTAATAAATGACGACAAAGATACGATTGAACAATATAAAGAGTTTGAAAAAATGGTAGACGAATGTAATGAAGTGTCTTTATCAAATGATGAAAATGAAAAATCCAAATGGGTTATCAGAATGATAATGGATCCAGAGGTTATGCTTGAGAAAAATATTACGATGGATGATGTCAATTTCACATTGAATAATTGTTACGAAAATCAAATAAGTTGCGTTTATTCGGATTACAATGCGGACAAACTGGTGTTTAG